TGACCCCTGGGTAACCATGGGGTATAAAGTCTACTGTGACTCGGTTGGGAAACCTCAACCAGAAGTCATAGTCTGGTCAGGAGACGTACTACGTATCCAAGACCAGTTACCCCCTACAATTCTTGGAAAAGATTGGAAGGGAGGGAAGCGAAACAAAATTCGTTTCACCCAAATAGCAGATGTAGAGACTAAACTTTACATTGTGCTAAAGAGAACTCACTGGGGAAAGACCCTCTGTGAGATCGCTTCGAACAAAACCCACGTAAGTTGGTTTTGGGCGAAAACCCTTAAGGATCGCATTAAAGCTTTCCTCAGGGGAAATCCGGACCCTCTTTGGTCAAAGAGGCATAAGGAAAAGGTAGGAGGGAAGCCACTCACGGCCTCCCAACTACGCAGTCGTTCTGTGCGCCTCATTGAGGTGCTCAAGACGATCGACGGGATCTTTACAGAAAGATATCTGGCAAGACCCTGTGAAGTGTGGACGTGGGAAAAATTCGACCTCCACACACTATGGAACCTGTCCTACCTAATAGGGGACGAGTTCTACGATGGGGTTATTAACGAATACGTAATTAACCTCACGAGCTCCTATGCGACTTTAAAGTCAGCAAGAGGAGTCATCAAATCCATTGGCCACCGCCAGGGGTCTGATGAAGAGCTAGAGGAGAGGTGGAAAACCTTTCCTCCTTGGCTCAACTTTCTCTTCCTCAGTTTTGTGGAAGTTCGAAAGTTATCAGGTGTTCAGTACCTATCGGCAATGAATTACCTGTCTCAGACAAGAGGGTGTGGAACCCCACCTCCCCTTGTCATGATGCAATCTAAGATGAAGTTTCTTAGAACTGTATCTAGCGATCCAGATAGCCCTAGCCAGGGCCAACTGAAGATCGTCGAAGAGGCTCTAGAACGGGTTATCCAATCCATTCCAGACCATCATTTTACAGGGCTGACTACAAAAGCAGCAGTCACTGTAACAGGCTCCGCTTCGTGGGAAGATACCCGACGGGACGGAGGAACTTGCGAATCAATTCGAGACATCGTATTGATGGCAAGATCGGGGATGAAGGCTAAAGTCATTAACCTTCACACCGGTTTAACCGAAGGCTTCCAAACCATGGAAGAACTCGGGGAGGGCTCGTATGTCTTCTGGAAATGTCTAGAAGTCGTACTTGCAACGCCACTAGAAAGGTTGCGAGATGCATACCTTGTAGTGGTTAGCGAACCTGGTAAGGGAAGATCCGTTACCAAGGCTCGCGCTTGTCTCAAGATCGTATTAGATGTTGTAAACAAGCTAGCTTCGTGGCCCCTAGGCAAGGGGTTAGAAAGCTCACACTCTGGGATGCAAAGAGCAAACCAAGGGTGGAATCTCTTCCAGTCTATTTTTACAGATAGGCTAGAAGAACTCGTTTTCGCTGTCGAACGACGCGAGACCGAGGAGTTTGCAGGTTACACGGAAATCCGTGAAACCTACAAAACCGTCTATGTATCCAGTACGGATTACGAAGAGGCGACCGACAAGATGGACCATAAGGTAGCATCTTTGTTGGGGATGAGGTGGATGACAAAATGTGGCATTCCCCCCATACTGCGTGGGATTGTGGCAGGGACCTGCTACAATCCACGTAACATATTCTTCAAGTCGCAAAAAGGCGACGTGCTAGAACAATTAGGGAAACCTGAGCCGGATGGCTCACGTTCCGTAAAAATGTACAGAGGGGTCCTCATGGGAGACCCTCTGACAAAGGTCGTATTGCATTTACTTAATGCAACCGTCCGAGAGATCGGGAGATCGATTCATACCGAACCGTTCCTCCGACGCCTTGTCGACAACCCATTTGAGTTGAGCGAAAAGGTGAGTAAGATCCTTGGCAAGCGCTAAGGCTACTTACTAGGGGTAGAAACCACTTTGATTGGTGGCAATACCCCTGTACTAACATTCAGCTGCGTAAAGCAGGCTTACTT